GTGAGTTTACTGCAGGTATGGATATGCTTGTCGCAAAGGATAATTTAGGTTTCGGTAAAAGATCTTGGAGATATGCTGCTGTCGTAGAAGATGGTGTTGTTGAAAAGATGTTCGTCGAGCCTGGGTTTGAAGATGACTGTCCAACAGATCCTTATGGAGAATCTTCACCTGAAACAGTTCTTGCTTATCTGAAAGGCGAATAGTTTAAAAACAATCCCCGTAGGTGACATCCTGCCGGGCCGTTTTTAGGGAGGACTTCGGTCCTCCTTTTTTATTAAGCTCCTAGTCTTTCGCCGTTCGATAGCTCCATCCCAGCTATATTACTAGGAGTTTGAACTTTTTGATTTTTACTTTGGTCTCTTGCGTCTATATTATTTTGTTGATTACCACCTGTCACAACAATACTGCCAACTTGATTTGGCTCATTTCTTCCAGGAACTACCGCTTGTATTTCTAAACCTGCCTTTGCTGCCTGTTCATCAAGAAACGCGTGCACTCCTTCTAGAATTTCATTTTCTGCATCAATTGCATCTTGGGTTGGTGTTGTTCTGTTCCTTTTTTCTTGTTGCGTTTTTTCAGCATTAACTCTGGCAAATTGAGTAAATATGTTCTCTTCGTTATTTGCTCTTGCTACTGCTAGGTCTGCGAGCGCATTAGTATATAAGGCAACTTGTTCGTCTGTCAAAAATTCTGCACCTTTTGCTAAGTTTAGTTTTAATTGTTTTTCTAATAAAGCAATTTGTTCGTCTCTTTCATTAAATTCTCTTTCAAGCCTTTCTGCAGATTTGGCTTTTTGTTGGCCTTTATAAGTATATGTCATTGAAACTGATTTCTTTAGCTTTGCCACTTTATCGTTGATTCTATTATTTTCATCAATAATTTCAAATGTTAAAGTATCTCTATACTTATTTAAGTCATTGAGTAATTCATCATAACTACCATAACTTGCATCAAGTGCAGCTTCGAGCTCAGCTTCGGAACCTTCAAATCCGGCATCTAACATGTTCTTCTTGGCTCGCGCTCTTTGTTCTATTTTCTCTCTTATTGCTGTTAATTCATAAACCGCATCTTGAACATCTTCTGATGCTAATCCTCTTTCGGCATTATCTTTCATTGACTCGAGCGCTTGTGCTCCTGCTCCAAATAAGAATCCAACAACGGCACCAATAGCTGCTCCTTTCAAGCCGAACATGGATCCAATAGTTGCACCACCTGCAGCATAGGATAAGGCATTAGCTGTTCCTTGTAAAAATGTTGGATCTGCTTCTGCTCGAGCAACTTCAGATGGAGTCATACCCATCATATCAGTTCTTATTTTTTCAATTAGTTTTGAAGTAGCAAATGTTGCTGCGATACCTAAAAGAGTAAATACACTTCCTTTAATAATACCGCCAACATTCAAATACCTTGCGATTCCACCAACTGCTGCATCACCACCTGCGGCGGCCGCGCCACCAATCCGACCAAGAGCATTTGTAAATACTGCTGTTCTTAATGCTTCACCTACTACTGCGGTAGCAACTGGTAAACCAAAGTCTATTGCTGCCCACGCAGATAATCCTGCGGCAAATGCCAACCAAGGAGAATCTGATAAAAAGCTTGTAAATTGTTTTATGCCTTTACCAATACCTTCATAATCAATTTCTTCAATGAATTTAGTAAACTTACCACCTGTCCATTGGTCAACAATACCACGAACAACATTAAATCCGACAAAGGCAACTGCTGCGCCTTTTAATAATTTAGTAAAGAAACTCAAAGGATTTGTTAGGGCCTGGCCAGTAAGAGTCTTTTCTCTTAAATAATCAATTCTTTCTTTTGCTTCTTTTTCTCTTCGTTCATCAGATTGTTTTTGCTTTCTTTCAGCTTCTTCTTTTTCTCTTCTCTCTTCATCAGCTAAATCGTTTCTAATTGAAAGTTCAGCAGCTCTTGTCTGTAATTGAACATACTCATCAGTTAAACCCAATGATTCGGCAACATTTACATTTTGAGATTGTGCTGCTGTTTCAAAAGCACCTTCTTGAACTCGGCCTACCATTGTCCTTACACTTTCATCAATGGAGCCTAGTGTTTTATTAATACTTTCAAACGCAGGTAAGAATTTATCAAATTGCTTAATGACTGTTTTAATAGAATTATTATCTGTGTTGCGCAGAAGATTACCCTCTCGTTTGAGACGGTCTAATATTGCTGTTGTTTCTGCGCTTAATGCTTCAGCCATTTTTTCTATCTTCCTTTATCTTCTCTATGTGGTCTATCAACATTTGAAAATATAAATCCCTTTCATAAGGTAACATACTTTCAATTTCGCTTACAGACCATTTATGATGTTGAACTAAAGCAAATATAGTTTGGTAATAATGCCCTAGGCTATTATGACTAAGGCCTAGATAAAAAAACTACGCATGCCCTCCACGACAAACGTTTTTTCTGTACCTTCACTATTCGTATACTTTATTTCCTGTCTTAGCTTTGGCATTGTATCAAAGAATTCTCCAATCTTTTTAACAATTTCGCCAGACATACCATCCATAAATGAATCTATCTCTTCTTGTTTATAATCTTTAAAATAATGAACCTCATCTTCAGTTGCTAACTTATCCAAACAAGATACCATAATTGTGTAATTAGCCAAAGGATCATCAGGATTCATCTCAACAATTTTGGTAAAATTATCAATTGTTGGGTATCTTAAAAATAAAGTTAACTCATCGTTAATTTTTATTTCTTTATTATGTCCGTCAAATTCTACTAAACTAATTTCATCAACATCAACGTCAAGTGTTACTTCTTCCTTTGTGTCAGGGTCAGTAATCATAAACGATGTTTGGTTATCTACTGAACTTGCTCTTAATTTTAAAAATATGTACTCCAAGTCAATCATTGCCATATTGTCTATATCACAATCAATTACGCAATTATTCACTACTTGTTTAATCGCAACAATTTCAGCTACTGCATCTTTTGCTTCCGCTGCGACTAATAATACCTTTTCTTCTTTCACTGTAAAAGGTCTATATTTGATTTTTTCCTTTGAGCTAGGTAATATTACCTCCCTTATAGGTAAATCAATTTTTGGTAAAGCCATTATATATTTCTCCTATTATATAAATTTAATTGCCGCCGAGATTATCGACCGCATTTCCAAGTCTTTGTAATCTGTTTACTGCATCTTGTATGCTTCTAGGTTTGCCTGCCTTTAAAGTACCTCTTACTGTATCGGCAAAACCTGCTATGTCTCCAAGAACATCAAGTAGTCCTGCGCCTCTTGAAGAACGATCTCCTGTATTTCCAGCCTTATCATCATTAAAGTGATAATCGTTAAAGGCAAACTGAACATCTACTGTTAGGAAAGAATCATTACTATCCCAACTTAATTGAAGCTCGCCAACTGAAATTGGAAATGCATCTATTAATTGTGCTGAATAAAAAGAATTAGTTCTACTATCTGTTGAATAATGCTTAATTTCTAAATCTGATACATACCCATAATTGCCTTTAGGAAAACCAACTTCTCCTGGAAGTCTTCCTTCCCATTCTTCATACGGACTAGCAACCTTGGCATAATTTCCAACGTGACGAATCCATCTATGGAAAAATCTTAATGTATGATGATCTGAATCGCACATAAAGGTAAAAGTTAATGGGCCAGGATTTGTTACTGACGATGCTATTGTTCTTGGTAATTGTCCAACATGGTCAACTGTGGATGTATTAACAGCAACACCAGGAAAGTTTGCTTTAGAGCAAAACATAGTAAATTCCCTTGGTGTGAATAATCCTTTATCAGGTTCTCTGAGGTACCATTGTGGTGCTGACATTTCAACTTGAAAAAGATTTGCGCGAGCAGGACCACCAAATCTTTCAAAAGATGTTTTAAATTTGCTTATGTTAAATGCCATTTATTAGCTCCTAGCAATCCTTCTCGAATCTGTCCAAACCTGACTCTGTGACGCCTTTTGGAAATTTTGTACTGGTAAAAATAAAGCAGTGTCCCATTCAGACGCGTTAATTTTAATAAACCTAGATCTTACATGTTTCGCTAAATACATTTTAACTGTAGGTTTAAAGAACCGAAAATTAGCAGCCTTATTTAAAATATCATAACTAATGTTAAGCGTTGTATTATCATCGTAATTATCATCTGATGCAACTGAATACAATGCGTCCATTAATTGTGCTCTCATCTTCGGTGGTAAGTAATGCATATTCATTCCAAGGATGCCACCTTTTACTTTATTTATCGGGAATATGCAAGGAAAGGTATCATAATATGGCAAAGTCTTTTTATGCTTAGGATCATATTGAAAGAAATACATTGAACCGTATACTTGGTCTCCTTGTAATCTAGCTTTTCCTCGACCTTTATCAGTGGTACCAACAATTTCAGTTTCAGTAATTTCTTTACCTAATTTAAGAGTTGCCTGTTTACGATACCACTCTCGAGCGGTTTGTGTCCTAGCAGGTACTTGACCTTGTCTTATACCCTTTGCTAATATGTCTGAAAATAAGGTTGCCACTTATCTTGCTCCTGGGATATGTTTTTCTGTCATAATTGTAAATTGCCAACCTCTATCTGCACAAAAAGATTTTGCTGCTTTCCATTTTGCTTCATTAACACCATATCTTTTTACTTCATTTAAATATCTTCTTGATATTCTACCTGTCTTTGTTTTATTTTTATTCGCCGGATTAGGTGGTACACATTGACTGCTTGGTTTAATTTCAATCATAATCGTTTGAGGATTACCTAAACCATCTTTCTTATGTACTATCACATCAGGAAAGTACCTATGTATACGACCGTCTATCGGAGAACGATATGGAACAATCACTTCCTCTGATTGCCACCATATAACATCATTATGTAAATCAAGCCACTTAAATACTTTAAACTCCCATAAAGACCTATAAATAATCTTTGTAGGGTCACCTTTATACTTTTCGGGATGCTTTGGTCTAAATCTACCCTTATATGCCATAATGTACTTTCCGATTTCCGTTATAAATAATAAAATTATCCGTATACATATTTATTAGAAATTGTCGGAAGGGATCCAAGGAACAAAGAATGGCAAGACCAAATCAATCAATCGGGCAGCGTAAAGGCGGATCTTCTATGAAAAGAAGACAATGGCCTTCTGCTAACTTTCCACATGGCATTCAGTTTATCTTTAAAGATTATAGTTACGACGAGTTTATTACAAAAGCTCCGATTGGTAACTTTAATACAGAAGGCGAGTTTGGAGAAGGACAAACAGTTTGGCAAACAGCCTCTACACGCCGAGCAAAAGAAACTGATTCTTTTGTTTTAGAATTGCCAATACCAAAATCATTAACGGATGCAACGGGTGTAAGCATTGGTGGATTTGAAAGAAGTTTCATCGAAAGCTTTTTAACAACACAAGCTGCTTCCGCAATGTCAGATCCACTCGCAACTGCCAAGTCATTAGGAGATGCAATTGCTAATGCAGCAGGTGGAGCCGTAAGTGGTGATTTTAGTATGCTAGGAGACCAGGCAGATACATTTAAAAGGTTGGTGTTAACATTAGGTACTTCTGTATTAGGACAATTGGGTTTAGGCGAAAAATCAATTGGTGCTGTTTCAGGTTCAGTGCAAAATCCACAAAGTACATTATATTTTGATGGTGTTGATTTAAGATCTTTTCAATTTTCTTGGCAAGTATATCCAGCAAATAAACAAGAAGCTGATGAAATAAGAGATATTGTTAGAGAAGTAAAAGCAAGAATCTTACCACAAGTTCAAGGTTTAAATCCAACAAATGCCGACACGGCAACAAATCAGCTTACACAATCTTCTTTAGGAAGAGCTTTCTTAAAATACCCTTCAGTTGTTTTAATTAATTTATTAGGAGTTGATGAATCTCATTATTTAAGATTTAAGCCTTGTATGTGTAAAGGCATTAATATTGATTATGCAGACAATGGAAGTATATTAACAGTAGCAGAAGGTGGTGTACCTTATGGCATTTCAATCAGTATGGACTTTATGGAATTAGAAATTCAAACAGCAGAAGATTATGGAAGAGAGTCAGGCAATTCATTAGACGTGGCAATGTCATCGCTTCCACCACAAGAAGAGGCAGACACCGATGGCTAAAAAATATTTTGAAGATTTTCCAGTAATAAAATATCAAGGAAGGAATGTAAGAGATATTTCCAGGCGTGCTTCTTTTATAAGAGCAGTAGCAAATAATCCTTTTCTTTATTATTCTTATACGGTAAAGGATGATGAAAGGGCAGAAGATATTGCATTAGATTATTATGGTTCAGTAGATTATGTTTGGCTAGTTTATATGGCAAACAATATTATAGACCCATATTACGAGTGGCCTATGGACGCTCAAACATTTAACGATTACTTAGTAGCAAAATATTCAGCAGAGTCAGGTCGGGTTGGAGAATCCGTAATTGATTGGACTAAAGACGAAGCAATTGATGAAAATATTTTATACTATGTTAAAAAAGTTTAGGAAGAAATAAATGGCAGTTGATGATATAGTACTAGCACCGGAATCGTTCCGAACAATTTATCTTCGTCGTGAGGACCGAGTCATTTTGCGTACTGAAAGAGGACAGAAGATTATCGTAAAAAGAATCATTCCTGATGATTGGGTTCCTTATCGTATTTACGAATATGAATCTCAACTTAATGATAATAAGAAAGAGATTCTTTTATTTGATAACTCGTTCTTAAATCAGCTCACGGATGAATTTGCACAAAGCGTTGGTGAGTAATGGAAACTTTTAATCCTGGATATTGCACAATAGAAAAGGCAGAGTTATCCACATACGATGGTGTGGGTGAAGATATCACAGGAATCATTGGTACATTTGTCTTACAGCAATCAATGGATAAGGGAACATATACAGGAAGCATTGAAGTTTTAGATTCTGTTGGTCTCTTAGTAAATCTTCCAATCCGCGGTGAAGAAACATTAAAAATTAAATTAAGATGTCACGATTTACAAACCGTCGTTGATTTAGTTACACAAGTAGTTTCTATTAGTGATGTTGAAGTTGGCGGTAAAGGCGGTGACAAATATACTTATAGTATTAACTTTATTTCAAAAGCTTCGTATGAAGCTTCAAAGGCAAACGTAATTACTGCGTTTAGTAATAAAACTGCTTCTTTCGGTGCAGAGAAAATATTTAATAAGTATTTTAAACCGAATATGAGTTCAGGAAGAAAGTTTAATTTAGAACAGTCTTATGGTGCAGGAAGATTTGTCATTCCTGATTATAGCCCAGCAAAGGCAATGAAATTTCTTGCAGCCAAAGCATATAGTAATAGGTCTAAATCAGCAACATATAGATTCTTTGAAACAATAGAAGGCTATAATTGGGTTACAGATGAATGGCTTTTAGAAGAAGCACAAAAGAAAGATATTAAGAATTTAAAATATTCTCCTATCATTGACCGTAATCCATTACAAGGTGCAGTGATAATTGAAACATTAGAAACATTTAATAATTCAGCTCATGTGAATACATTAAAGGATATGGATTCAGGAGCATATAAAAATACAGTCATGGAGATTGATTTAGTTACTCATAAGAAGACTGTTTTTAATTATGATTATTTAAAACAAAAGAAAAAGTATAAGTCCATGTCAGGTAAAGTTGGTGGTGTTGCTGGATTAAAGCATTCAGAAAAATTTATTAATGAAACCTTTACTTATGAAAATAGCCCTCAGCACGTAGTTTATAGAGATTGGAATCCTAGAGACTTTCAAGTTAAGCCTGGACAAGTACCTCGTGATGAACAATATATGACTGATATTATTCAAAACAGATCCGCATATCATTATCATCTTGTGAATAATATGTGTTCAGCAACTATGAAAGGTAGGTTAGATTTAAAACCTGGTGAAGTAGTTAACTTATCTGTTGTAGAACCTGATGCTGCATTAGAAGGAAAACAGAATAAAAGATTAAGCGGTTATTATTTGATTTATTCAACAGCACATAATATAAATGGATCTGAATTGAGTACTGGCTTAAATATGATTAAATTTAATTGGGATACTGAACAATGATAGACGGCTCAGGAATTGCACAACCACATTTCTTTATAGGAGTTGTGGAAAATAATGATGATCCTTCCCACGAAGGAAAAATACAAGTGAGAGCTTTTGGCATTCACGGTACACACTCAGATATTAAGACTCCTGATTTACCTTGGGCTGTTTGTGCTTCAGGTAATTACGATCCAAATAATCCACCTCCACCTTTAAACTCTTTTGTATATGGAATGTTCCTTGATGGAAGAATGGCACAACATCCATTAATACTTGGTTTAATTCCTGGCACATACAATACAGAACTTGACCCAGAGAAAGATGG